GATTGAAGATGTAACATTAGTACAAAGAGGTTGTGATCCATAAAGAAGAATATTCCAATCTTCAAATTTAGGAATTGGCGATGTAAGTGTTACAGGATCGTAGATGAGAATGGTAGCATCAGATTTCGCACTTGAGAAAGCATGTGTGGATCCAGATGCAGCACCAGCATTTGGTACAAGACATGTTACGGTTGTAGCACCACCACTAGAAGATACATTGCTGATAGCATAACTTTGACCGTAGTTGGAATCAAACCTAAGAGGACTTGCATGATCGTCAGGTACTCCATTAAAAGTACAACTAAACGTAAGTGCTTCTTCTGCAAAAGCAATTCTATCGCTAGTAGTTGGTATTGTAGATGGGTCTGGGAACGTTACAGTTACAGTACCAACACTTGCATCATAGGTTGCTCCAGTTGGTGTTGTGCTAATTACATCACCACCAGTCCAGTTACGTACAGCGTCTTGTGCATATTGCTTAACTCTTTGGAAAGCATAAACTGTTTCGGCACGTTGTGCTTCTGGGATACCAGTTAATTGAGTTCCTGTGAAATATAGTTCGGCAACTTCTACAATTCCTTTGTTTCCACCAAATACCAAATCCTTAATAAGTCCATCAAGAACAAGTCTGACATCTCTACGGCACTTTCTTTGGTTAATATCAGAAAGACCTAAGGAAGGATATTGTGTTTCTGTATCTGCAAGTGCTTGATCTGCAATAAGATCTTTGTTTCTAGCTATTAAATATGCAGCATCTAAGTATGTTCCAGATTGATTCTTGGAAATAACATCAACCCAGAGGAATGAAAGGGTATCAATTGCAGCTCTTACATCATTACAAGCAAATCCAGTATTGTTTGCTGTTCCGTCAGCGTTTAAGAGTGATGTAGATGTGATTACTGTATCATCAAAATATCTTGTTACACTAGAATGGCGAGGAACATAAATTGTGTCATTGACAGTACCATTGCCAATTCTCCAATTTCGCATAGCATAAACTGCTAGTTCTCTAGCATATTCAATGGCACGAACACATTGAATAATTTCATCTTGAATAAATGCGATTTCATCATTAACAACATACTTCTGTGCTGCTTCAATAATGTTATGGTTGCTTCCAAATTCGAGGTCTCTGATTAGAGCATTAATAAAATGCCTTGTGTCTTCACGGCATTGTTCGTCTCCATCGTTGCCTGTGCTATCAGGAGAACTGTATGAAGGATATATTTTTTGTCCTGTATCACATTCTAGTAGAATATCTGCTAGTTTTACAATACTATCTTCTGCTAAACCTGCTACTGAAGTAGATGTTGTGACGGTTGCAACACCAGTTACAATATTATCGTAAGTAAATCCACTGATGTTATAAGTTGTTCCTCCAAATGTTACAGTGCCACCTGAGATATAAGTATGTGTTGCTGTAGTTTGACCTAGGTAGATATCAAATGAATTTCCACTAATATTGTATGCAGAATAATGATCTGTTTTAAATTCCGAATTAATAATTCCAACAACTTCATCAGCAATAAAGTCGATGTTGTTTCTTAAAAATACACATGCATCTTGGAATCTTCTCTCTACTGGAGTAGCAAGAGGGAATGTGTTTGGAGAGTTGAGTAGAGATAAAGTAACTACTTTTGAAGAATTTTTAGCTACAGCAAATCCACCTGGATCAAAATTGGCGTCTGTAACTCCCGGCATTTTTTTGGGAATAACAAATCTTCTAGCACGACCATCAGCGTCATCTAGAACTTTGTAAATTCTTTGTTTTCCGTTAAGTACTGAAAGATCGGGAGAAGAAGTTGGGAGACCTTCAATTAAAATCTCCTGACCCTCCTTAAATTCGTGAGTGTTTGTTCTACCTACAAGAGCATTAGTATAGAAAACAACACCGCCAATATCTTCTGCACTACCAAATTGTTCTTCTTGGAATCCTCCTGTAGTAATACTAGGATCTCCTTGTAAAGAAAAATCAAGTCTTACAATTGGCAGAGTTGTAGTATAGTCTTCGTCAACAGAAACAACCTCACCTTCAGCACGAATCGACTTGATAGAAGTAGTATCAATTGATTCATTAACAGGAGTAGCAGAGTTAATTGTATAACTACCACCAACACCATCTCCACTCCATGTTGGAGCATTTAGAATAGGGAAGAATGTTACATCCCAAATATTGTTAGCAGAAAGAGTGCTATCAATAGACTCTACTTCATAAAATCCTGTAAATGGAGCACCACTAGATGGAGTAGCTACAATTTGAATAAAAGTTCCTGGAGGAATAACCGATGTTGGATCAGTAGTTAACCTGAGTTTGTTGTCGCCCTGTTGTTGTGTTACTGTTAGAGAAAGTGAAGAACCCGCACCTGCGGAAGTAATATATTCAAATCTCTCACCCTCAACGAAAGAACCGCCAATCAATTGGACGTTAATATCACCAGTTACAAATGCGCTAGCTCCAGTAGTTGTGTTAAAATTAACACCAATAATTTTTGCTCTAGCGCCAGTATTAATACCCTTTACTGTTAACCCTGTTTGTAAAGTCGAGAGACCTGTATTATTTTGGAATAGAACATTGAACTGTTGTGGTCCAAAAATTTGATGACCGATTGGAAAATCGGTTCCAAAGTCACCATTTGCTTCTTTGTCAATGATAATTCTTTGCTTGTCGTCAAAGACCATAGCAAAATCCCAGGTCTCAACAGAGTCACCATTGGAATCAATTTGGTCTCTATATGTAACACCAGTTACATAGTTCTTATCACCAAACTTGAAGATGTGCTTACCAGCATTTGCAGGTCTAATAATTACAAGACGAAGGTTATCACCAACAACCGATGCATCGGGCGGCAAAGAAATTGGGTTATCTTCTACATAGTCACCACCAGAAACAATAAGAGTCTCCTTGACACCAGGAGTCGCCCATGCAAGCTGTGCCGCTTTCTTGATAGAACGAACTGGGTTTACTGCAGAACGACCATCATTTAGATCACTACCAATTGTTTGAGAAACATAGATACGACCACCAACGTCATTCGTTGCTAGGTTGAGGACGTATTCTGTAGTAGCAATCTTATCTGATCTATCTCCTAGTAGAGGAGTAATAGAACGAGGGAACTCTCCAGATGGACCAGTTTCGCCAAACTTATATGCATTCTGGTCTACTACACGGAAACCGATATGCTTTAATTGTACTTCTCCGTTTAGTTCAGTTCCATCCTGGTGTTCCGGTGCATCTGAACCTGTCTGACCTGTATTTACTGCTTGATATACATTAGCACCAAAGTATCTGTAGGAATCTTTTTGGAGAATAACACCAGAAGACCATAGCGTACCAGTATTATTGACGTAAGTTTTTAGAGATGGTCCTCTGAACGCCATGTTTGGCGTAACAAAGTTGTCAATATCTAGGTTTAGAATTCTTGCCGTATCAGAAATGATAGACGTAGATGTTCTAATAGCACCGTTAATATCTAGTTCAAAGTCAACAGTATCAAGAACAGCAGTAGCAGTAGCACCCGCACCACCACCTTCTGTAATGCTTAAAGCAGGAGCAACTGTATATCCACTACCTTGTTCGTTAACAGCAATAGATACAACTTTTCCATTGAAAATAAAGGCAGACGCGAGAGCTTGAACACCACCTGGTTCATTTGGAGCTGCAATTGTTACTGTTGGATTGACAGTATATCCAGAACCACCAGTATCAATAACAATATTATTGACTCTATTGCCAGTTCTGTTGATACCAACACGAGGTAATGCAGTCTGGGAATCTAGTTGAGCTCGGAGAATTTCTTTTTCTCCAGACCCACTACCAGTCCTGATAGTTACTTCATTATCACCGATAAATTTAGGACCAACGCCTCTAATTTTTTCTTTATCGGAATTAATATGAAAACTCATGGCGCTGTCGTATCCTTGACTTTTTTCCTATAATATATTTAGCATCAAGCCCAATCAATACTTACTACTTCTGTTTTGGCGATCCATTTAATTGTCGCTGTTGTTCCTGCTCTAGTAGTAGTATAACTAAATCTATTCAATGCCCCAACTGGTTGAACAAACCATGTTTCTCCACTTGGAATATCATCTTTAATTACTGTTTGAAAAGTAGACTGAACGGTGGTATTTCCAACACCATTGCAAATAACTGAAGACTCAAATTTTACTGTATATACGGTTCCTGTATCATTAACAGCAACAATGTGACCTGTAATAAAATTGATTGTATTATTTAAGATTGGAATTTGTGTTCCCAGACCATCTAAGTCTAATGTAGATGTATTAAGACCTCTTAAGATGTAGTTAGTGGTTCTACTATCTGTGTAATTACTATTTTTTAATTCAATAGTATTGAGATCTTTTGCATTTCTTGATTCATCTACAACAGTAGTTCTATCAATAGAAAATCCACCAGTAGAATCAAATTTTTCGATTGTTGTTGCCATTTTTATTTCTTAGTAACGTTTGACACAATTGTAATAGTCACAGTATCAGTCGCATTGACATCAGCACCTAATTCAATATTTAGTCTAGCGGCACCAGTTCCAGTAACTTCAAATGTTGGAATGATTAGTTGAATACCTGTTCTAATATTTCCATAAGTTGTGTGGAATATATTTGTACCATCATCTAGTACACCAAATTCAAAGAATTCTTTGTCTTGAGTTACAGTGTTGTGAGCGATAACAGTTGTTTTGCAACCTACATTACTGGCAACTGGATACAACTCAGAACTTCCATTGTTTGTAGTTCCTTTCACAAGAGATAATTTTTCTGATAACACTCTTACATCAGCAAGTTCAAACTCTTTTAGGTCTCCATCAAAAATTTTGACTAGATCAAGATTACCTGATCCGAATCCAACGTTAAGGAATACATCTCCCTGGTCGTCTAGTCTTAGTACAGGATCTGTAGTTAAACCAGCAGAAAGACCTAAGTCGAAATACTGCTTAGTTGTATGTAAGAAAGTTCTATCTGCTTGTGTGTTATCAAATGTAGAAGTTCCAGAATCAAAAGTTAATAGTGAGGCGGTAATTTCTAATTCATCTGAAGTTACCGATCTAATAGTATCAATACCATAGAAATCTAAAGCTGTTGTAGTTACTTCTAAAGTTTTAGCGCCGTCATTGTAAAAATATAAAGTATTTTCATTGGCACCGGGAGAAGTTTCTGGAATAATATAAGTATTCTGATCTACATCTTTAACACCTCCTAAAGATCCCCAGTTTGCTCCGTCATAACCTTCAAACTGAGATGATGTGGAACTAAATCTGACAGAACCTTGGATTGCAACTCCTCTATCAGCATCTGCTCCAGCAGGAACAACCAAAGAAGTTGCAGAATCGCAAATAATTTTTTTACCGGAGTTTGGACGGATTAGAAGATCGCTAATGTCACTAGAGATAACATTATTTGCAAACCGGAGATCATTATTAATCGATAAAGAAAGTTCTGATTGGGGACCGACACGAATTTCGGATACATCTTCAAATGTAATTGAATCAACTGCTAATTGAGACCAAGTAAGTTCTGTTGTACCATTTGGTGCTACACCGGAGGTGTGTGTTGGTTCATTTCCAGAAGAAGCAGTTGTACCACCAGGATCGCCTGCGCTACCGCCACTAGTTGTTACTTCATATAAGTTATTTTTGTATTTGATGTAGTCACCAACTAGTACCGGAGTATTTGCAGACCATTCGGTAAATGCAGGAGCTGTTGTGTTAAGAGATCTAATTTTCTTAACACTTGCAAGCTCAAAATATGATGGTGTTACTTTAATCGTATTTACATCATCATTGTAGAACCACAGTGTGTTATCATTGGCACCTACAGTTTTTTCTGCTAAGATATAAGTATTGCCATCTAGGTCTCTTACACCACCAAGAGAAGACCATGATGATGTTCCTGCACTATAACCTTCGTACTGATTTGTTTGAGTATTAAATCGAATAGATCCATTAGTTGCAGCACTCGGACGCTGAGTTGTATTACCAGAAGGAATAGTAAGTGCTCCAAATCCAGTAACTTGTGTTACTCTTCCTGTGGGAGCAGTTAATATTAAGTCGGAAGATGCATCAGTTGAAATTACATTATCGGTAATAAACAATTTGTTGTTGACATTTAACCTAGTTAATGCTTGTAGTTCTCCTGATGTGAGAACATCTCCAGTTGCATGATCTACTGAAAATAACCCAACTGTAAAATTATTTGTAGTATCAATAGATGTTCCAGTTAAAGTTAATGGTCCTGTTGTACTATTTGTTACAAGTGGAGTTGTAACACTGACACTAGATTCGGTAGTGGAAACACTAATGTCTGTTCCAATAATTGAGTCAATTTCACCAGTAGTTGCAACAACTTTAACAGCTGATAATGTTCCATCCAATACATTACTGGTGATAACATCAGATTCTTGAATTGCGACAACTCTCAATTGGAATCCAGATCCAAATACTTTTGGGTTATTTGGATCTATAGTAATTACTGCTTCATTTCCATCTGCGCCGCCAGCATTCTGAAATAACCCATTATCAAAGTAATATAGTGACGGTGTACTATTAGTAATTTTTAAATCAAGGAATCCGGCTCCAGTTGTCACACCATCTGTATATGGAGCGCCAGCAAATGTTACTACAGTAGCACCAGAAGTTGTTGGAATCTGTGTTAAGGTAATCTGTGTAGAACTATCAACACTTTCTACTCTGGTATCAGATTCTAACTCACCATCTCCACTATCTTTAGTTAGAATCATTCCCACAGCAATTCCTGCCGTGCTCGCAACTGTAATAACTCTAGAAGTATTATCTAAAGATGTCGATACTGCTGCTACGCGGGATGGTGAGTTAAAACCATCAGCAAATGTACTAACATTAAACTGTGTTCCAGATAAAGATTGATCTGATAAATCAAACCTGTATGTAGATCCTGCGTATAGAGTTAAGTTTGGTGTTAGTTGTGCGCCATTGCCATCTGGATCAATATAGAACCTGACACTAGTTGATGAAGCAGTATCAATTGTGTATATTGGACTTGTTGTTCCAGATTTTATAATTGATTGTGCGCTAGCATAAGGAGAACCCTGGTCTGTTTCTACCAAAATCGATGTAATATTACCACCAGATTCTGTTACAGAAATTACTTCACCTGGAGTGCTGCTAGTTGCACCAGCAACATCTACTGTAATATCATGTGTTGGAGAAGTTCCACCAGTTAAAGTACCAGATACCGTTAAAGTTTCTCCAGCAGTATATCCTACACCACCTTGATTTACTACAACTTGTGTTACTTGTCCCAGACTATTTCTAGTTACATCTACAGTGCATCCGCTACCAGTGCCACCTGTTGTTGCTAAATCAGAATATGTCGCTGCTTCATCTGATGTAAATGATAGACTTGGAGTTGCTGTCTGTAATGCAGGAGCACTCATTGTAATTTGTGTCGCGCTATCAACGCTCACAACTGTTGGATCAACAGGAATATTACCACTAGCGTTTTCTGAAATAATGTCGCCAATATTAATTCCAGTTGTTGACGATAGAGTTACAACAGCACTTCCACTATTCAATGTAGCAGTAAGTGGACCAGTTACATCTGGTGCTTTATCTGGAGTAGTGACTGCAGTTACTCCAGTAGCTACTCCATCAACTTCCTTGATGCTATCTCCGGCAGAAACCCATCCAGAAGCGATAGTTTGAGTAAATGATACAGTTTGTACGTATTTTGCTGTTACTAGTATAGTTAGTGGTTGTGTTAAATCTGATGGAGAAACACTTAGTATATCATCGATAGCATATCCATTACCAGATCCATTGATTGTTATAGTATCGATAGCACCAAGACTATTGATTGTATATTCAAAGTCATCTGCTGGATTTCCATATGGAGGAAGAACACTCAGTACAATAGGACCAGCGGTGGTTGGTTGAGATGATAGTGTAATAGTCGTAGCATCATCAACATTAGCAACTGTTGTTCCTGAATCGAGTATACCTGCACCAGAAACTTTTTCGACGATATCGTCAATATTCATTCCAGTGGTGTCTGGAACAGTAACTTGGAATAAATTTTGAGTTGTAAATACAATGTTTGCTGTACCACCACCTAACGGTACAATATCCAAAGTAACTTGTGTTGCACTATCAATGCTCTGAATAGTTGATACTGGATCAAGAGATCCTGTATCTCCTGCACTAGAAGCAGCATACATGCCAACTTGCAACGCAGAAGTGTCAGAAATTGTAAACGATGCGCTACTAATAGAGAGTGTGGTGGCATAAGAAATAGACTGTCCTGGAGCATATGCAGAGATGTTAGTAACACCTTGACCTAAAGAAAGGACATCTCCTACTTGATATCCAGTGCCTTTTTGTGCTGGAGCAAAATTCTTAATTATCCCTGGTTGAGATGTTATAGTATATTGGAATCCAGAACCAGTACCGCCAGATCCAACATCCGAATCATTTATACCTAGGACATCGTTAGTTTGATATCCTGTTCCACTTTGTGTAATAGTAACAGTTGTTACAACACCTGTTAATACAATTCCAGATGCTGTAAATTCAAATCCAGATCCAGCATTGCCAACATCAAGATTTGAAATTTGTAATACATCACCTGATTTATAACCACTACCATCTGCAATGAATACAATATTTGTTACTGCCTGACCGCTAATAGTAATATCAGCATATGCACTAACACCATGACTTCCTGCAGCACCAGTATTGACTGTAATGTTTCCACCCGCAGGTGCCATATTCTGATGATTGGCACAGTCATATCTGATAGCATTGGTGCCAGTTGTAGCTCCAGGTTTTACAATTAAATCTTGGAATGCACCAGTAGTTCCTATAGCACCCTTAACAAAAAATTCATATTCATTTACATCAGGCGAAGATCCATCTGCCATCTGAAATGTCATTCTATGATTAGCACCAGCATCTGCACCATTAGAAGGATCTAAGCTAGTATCAGACATATCAAAACGATATGTGTTACCTTCAACCATTGTCAATGATGGTTGGGTATTTCCATCAATTGCATAAATGTAATTTGGTTCACCAGGATTACCAGCATTTGGATTGGCAATCGCAGTAACTACAAAAGTTTGTGTTGGAGTATTGAATAACTGAACGAATGCATAGTTTCCATCAACATAACCAGTACCACCCTGAGTAATAGTACCACTAAGAGATGCTCCGCCCTGGATATCAACAGTTGCTTCTGCTCCGGATCCGTTACCACCAGTTAGAGGAACACCAGTATAAGTTCCTGGTTTATATGCAGTACCGCCATCATCAATAGTACCATCAATTGGGTCTACTTCAAAGTTTGCTGTAGCACCATTGCCATTACCACCAAGTAAAGGAACTGATGTGAAACTGCCATTGTAGTATTGACTACCGAGATTCGTAACTGCTCCATTCCAAGCAGTTACTTCAATATCAAGAGTACCAAATTGTCCGCTACCACCTACAATAGCAATATCAGTATAACTTCCTGTATCGTAATTCGACCCAACAGATTGGATACTTATTCCACTTTGAAGAAGTTTTTTCTGTTGAACAATAATATTTTGAAAAGATGTGATACTAGACAGTCCAATATCGGTAATCTTTTTTCCACCTGCAGCAAATCCAAAAGTGGAAATTGCTGGTCGGTAAATACCTAAATTGTCTTCGTTTACAAATGCTAGAGATGGAGCACCTAGTGTTCCATCCCCCAATTTTAAATTGCCAGTAGATAGATCAGAACCACCAGAAGTGACATTAAATAATGCTGTACTAATCGTATTAATTTTGACCCTCTGTTGTTCAAAGGTATCAGTACGTGCTACATTAACTGCTGACATTTTTTGCTAACTCTCTAAGTAGGAATTTAATTTCCGAGATTTCATTCTTCAACATATTTATGTCGTCCAACGCGGAATTTAACTGTCTTTGTTTACGTCTTGCTTGTATAGCAGAATCATCGTGATTCAAGATGGCACCTGTGGTCTCGTCTCTGACAAGACCATCATGCCCGGAAACTTTAATATAAGACATACGCGGAAATTAGAATGATGCTACAGCACGAATATCCTGAATTTTTGGCACAAATGCTGGGTCTACACTTTTCATAACAATTTTGATTGCAAAAGTAGAAAATTCAGGTAAGTTGGATACACTATACTTTAAATCTTGGTAAGATGATTGTTTCTCGACAGCACTAGAAATAGTATTTTCTGGAGTTGCAATTTCTGCAACATCAGGTTGACCGTTTCCATTAAAGTATTCCCAATCAATATCATCAAAGTTATCTTGACTGGATGCTTTTTTGAACTTATAAAGAACTTCAATATCAGAAATTTCTTTAGCATTCATTAAAAGATGAACGTCAATTGAAGTTCCTGGATTTGAAATTGAAATTTCTTTAGTTATATATTTTGCAACGGAAGAACTATTTTTGGAGGTGTCTTCAGCAACAAATTCAGTTCCATTTGAATATGTGACTGATCCAATTTCCCAGTATGCAGCTTGTGTATCTGATTGATCTGCATAACTGATAAAATCTCCAACTCTAAAAATGTCGCGACCTTGATCTCCAATAACTGCATTTCTATTAAATGCTTCTGGATTATCCTGAATTCTTCCAGTATAATCATCTACGATTGGTCTATTGTCATTCTTTAAAGTTAATATTTCAGTTTGGTTATTCCAAGAAACAGTTTTACCAAAAATAATATTGTCGTAAGTATCTCCAGTAATATTACTTGGATTTCTTGCAGTGATAGTTGCACCATCTTCGATAGAAAGATTTACCTTTGATGGAGCTCCATCAACAGTAACAGAAGTTAATGATGTTTGCTCTGCAAAAGCAACCAATTCTCCAGCAGTAAAAGTTTGTTTTGTTTTTACTCTGACAACAACAGTGCTTCCATCAACTCTTGCGATAGTTCCTGCTGCCTTTGAAGTAGCACCCTTAATTGTCTGATTTTCAGTAATACCAATTCCAGCTTGTCCTGTTAATTGGAAAGTATAAACGTCAAAGAATTTGATGATTTGATTTCTAGAACCAAATCTGTCTTCTTTTCCTTTTGCATTTTCAATTCTATTAGTTACTGTTTTCACAGAAGCACTTGATAAATCAATTACAGGTGATAAAGTTGATTTTGTGGAACTTAGAGACATCTTATATGTAAGAGATCTTTCCAAGTTATTCAAAGTCTCATTAATACGAGAAGCAATTAATTTTTGATTTGTAAAGAAATGCGATTCATTTAAGAAAGTTTTTTCATATTCTGTCTGAGAATATGATGTATAATTTGTAGTTGAAGAGTCTACAGGAACAGCATTAGTAGTTGATACGAAACTTTCTAGTTTAGTATCACTAAATGTGAGGTAATTAATTTGTGGATAAAGAGTTTCATATTTTCTGTTGAAAATTGCATAAACACTATCGCCACCACCAACACTATTGCCAGATGCTTGGTTTGTTGAAGTTAAATTGTACTGATCGATACCTATGTTTGTAACTTTAAAAAGATTAGTGTTAATAATATCGGCAGTAATTCCTCCCGTTTCTAAAGCTCCTTTATAGAAAACATAAGATTTTTCTGAACTATCAAACCCATGATTTCTATGGGATACTTTTACAATGCTATTATTACTCTTATATAAAGTTGATGTAGCATTTGTATCAGATCCAGCATTTGTCTCTATAGGATTTTTGTCTAGTAATTCATATCCTAAATTTTTATTCGTAAGTAAAAGATCACATGGTCTACTAATATCAAACTCTGCTCTATAGAGATTGAATTTCAAATCTAGATCTAAATCTTCCGTCCAAATATCAGTATTTTGTGATTTGTATAGAGAACCTAAAGATGGTTGTGATGTAATGATACTACTTGTGGAAATATCACTAGATCCAAGTTCCGAAACCCATAATTCATAATCGGTTGAATCTGTCTCTACAACTAAAGCATATTCTGTATCATTCTGTAAGTATACTGGATAGTCAAATTTAAACTTAGTTGGTGTCGTGGAGTTTGTAACTCCATCTCTATCGACCGCTACGCCCATTCTGACTGCAGGTGTGTCAATTTCTATTAAGGTTTGGATTACACAACCTCCTGCCCCATTTCCGACACCTCTGATGACTACTGAAGGCGGTTCTGTATATCCAATACCACTTAAAGAAATTTCTGCATTGTAAATTTTACCATCAGAAACTTCCACACGAGCAGTAGCAGATGATCCTCCAGGAAGTTGTGGGCTTTCAATTGTCAAAATTGCACTGTCGTAATTTTGACCTGTATTGACAATTTTGATATCTGAAATCTTTCCACTATCTTTAGCAATCGTTAATTTTAAATCTGTTCCACCAGTTGCATTTGCATTAGTAACTGAAGGAATAGATAAATCTTCATTGGGTCTAAAAGATTTACCATTATGATTGTCAAGCACAATTGTATATACTTGATCGTTTGTTAATGCAAAGATTCCAGTAGTAGATGGTGTTAACTCTACACCGTTCTTATCAATGATTTTGGAAATAGGACCAGAGGCAGCAGTTGACACTCCCGTTATAAATTCTCCTTTAGTTACAGAAACATTACCATTTGTATAACATCTTAGGTAAGTATTCGGTGAAAGAGTTTTTTCTGTTCCGGGAAGAATATTTTTTGCTGGTTTGTCTGAATCGATATTAGTCAAATAAACTCTCAGTGGAATAGTATCACTCTTTTTACTAAAGAATAGATCTAAACCAGTGACAAACACTCCACCGTCATAATTTTCAATCTTGATAATCTGAGCTACAGGATTTGGTTTTAATGGATTGTCTGTATTGCTATTAACAGATTGAACTCCTTCGTTGGATTTGAAGTAAGATGGTTTTGTTGAAACAATACTAGATGGATTTTGTGGTAAAATACCGGTAGCATAATATTTTACTTCTGCATAAGAAGCAACTTTTTCTTTACTTTCATCAGTAGCACTAGAAGTAAATCTAATAGTTTTTACACCAGTAGCAATTCTAATTTCTTCTCCTGATGCATCATAGCTTACGGTATTGATATCCCCAGTCCAAGTAGTGTTTTCTGTTGGGGGTGCCCCTGCTGGCACTAAAATAATACCACTAGCAGATCCGCTTTCATCAGTTACCACAACCCCACCAAATGTGGATAGTGAGTTACCTGCCATTCCAGTAAATCTTAAATCTGGATTTACCCACCTGTTAATATTTCTGCCTTCCATGAAGACGTTAACAGTTGTATTTGGTTTTAGTCTTTTGATAACAAATTTTACAGGAATGCTTCTAGCATAAAATTGTATAGAAGAAGAAACTAATCTTTCACCAATATTGTTGCTTACAATACCTTTTCCAATTTCATTATTTTGAGGACTAATGTTTGAGGAACTTCCCACAGATGCTGATCCAACAGATGAAACTGCATTTTTTGTAGAAGATTCTCCTAAGGAGTTGATAGCAACAAACGATGGTGATGTTCCAACCCAGTTAATTAAGAATGAATTGTGTAAACTCGAATAACTTTCTTTGGTGTTTTCCTTTGCTAAGAAAATAGAATATAAACTTGTATTAGTGTCAACAATAAGAGGTTCTACACTTTTGTCATACCACTGATCGATAGATGGAGAAATCTCACCGTCTCCAACATATTGAATAACAACAAAAGGATTTGGATTTAAAGTCTTAGAAGCAGAAGAATTTGAAATTAAATTTAACTCAGAATAAGGTAAAGTAATAATATTTCCAGATTTTTGATATCCAGCAACAGACCTTTGATCTTCTCTAGTATTAACTTCCATCAAAGCAAATGAATCTTCATTTGATTGTGGTCTCAATACAGATTGTTGACTATCGATAGAGCAAACGTAATCAATAGATTTTAGATTACCAACTCTATGCTCCTCAAAATTATCTACTAAGAAACCACTTTTAAATCTGTCTAATCCGATAGAATCTTTAACCTGCATATTGAGAGCTTGTTGCTCTAGAATACTAAGAGTGGTATAATACTCAAGGCGTTGAATACGTTTTTCTAGTTTACCGATATCGCGCATTGTATAACGGCGATTATCTACGGGCGTAATTCTTACATCTTTGCTGCTTTGTGTGTATGCAGGTACATAAGCATAGAAAAGCGCAATTGCATCATCTACAGGATCTGGTTTTGTTGGATTGAGAGATGAATTACCTTCCTTGATAATAAATTCTCCAGTCTTATTTAAGAAGATGCCATCAATTCTACTGAGATATTGAACCTGACTAAATGAGATAGTGAATTCCAGATTTGAATCCGGAGCAGGAGAACTTGTAATTACTGATCCAGGACCAGCAAACTGACTAGTTGCCTCTGATAGGGAAGAAGTATCTTGATATCCAGGAATAATAGTATTGCTATCTACTTTTGGTCTAAAATCAATAACATTTTTTAACTCAATAATTCCATGAACGTTAGAATTAAAATCTGGAATTAGATCTTCAACAACACCTGCTTCATGGAGGTAACTATCAATGGTACAAAAATCTCCTTGAGAATGCTCGAAATAATCAAATGCGATTACTAATTGCCCCGAAGTATTTTCAAATCCTGGTTTTAAAACAATTCTAGATACGTCATATAACGTATCTCTCTGTCCGTCATCAAAAGTAAATCTTTCAGTAACGTCTTTACCTGTGATCAAATTACCGGCAGTATCTACATCAGGTGCTTTTGAGATAGTTCCTTCATAAACATATCTCAATCTATAAGCATCAGAATAAGATAAACTTTCAACAACTTCACTATCATAATCAGTTCCTCTGAATGGAATAACTCTATCCCCAGAAGAAGAAACTACAATTCTCTTATTTTCTACAGAAGTTTTGAGTCTTGGTTTAGCATTTGTTACTTCAAGAGTAGAAGTCAATTTTAACTTAGGGAAAGTTCCATTTGATGGAATGTTTCCAAAATAAGTTGATGGAAGATCTAAACTAATACTACCTGAAGTTAGACCACTTGCAGTATCAGTAGCAGAACTAATGTTTACATTATCTGGATCAACATAAATGATATCACCCGTTTCAATATCTGGCGCATCACCCGGATTTAATACAGTAATAATATAGTTTCTTTCTGAAAATGCTGTAAATCTTTGTGTACCAAATGGAAGTTGTGCCGCAAAAGTAATCTTGCCACCACCAGAAGAAGCTGTAGTAACAAAATCTCTTCTGAAATAATATTTAATTTTTGTTTCATCGCCTCCAGCAGAGATTTTTTTAACTTGCCTGCTACCAGTTGGGTAAAGTAATGTTCCAGAATTTGGGTTTACTGTTTTAGGACGAAGACGAACAACACTAGTGTTAGAAACATTTCCTGGTAGAGCAGAATCTAGATAAATTCTAGTTTTTACCGAACCTTCTTGTTTTGTAGATTTTTGTACGATTGTGCGAACTACGTTATTATCTTCATCGGAAAATTGAATAATATCTCCTTGAATTAAGAATTCACTTGCATCTGCACTGAAACTTGTGGATTCTAAGAAAAGAGTTCCCTTTGTTCCAAAAAACGTAAAATCTGTTACAGATTTAATTTCGGAATATTGTTGACTATCAATAACTATATCTGCAGAAAATGTGTTTGCATTTCCAGATCCATACCTACAACCAACAGACTTAATATTTTGTGGAGTGTATGTAGTTACACTATTTTTAAATAGAATTGGTACAACATTTGCAATTTCTGATGGGGATCCAGAACCAGCTGGTTGTATAACAGATACAGCAGGTGGTTGACTATATTCAATAGAAACAGCAGATCTGTCGTTGATTCCTGCTCTTAGTACATTTCCTATAGCAGTAAATTCTAAGTTAATTTTTGATCCGTCGTATTCAACACCATTAATTAAAAGTTTTGAACTTTGACTATAACCAATTCCCCTATTTCTTACAATAAAATGGGAGATAGTATTATCTTTTGCAATTTTTACAGAATTACGATCTTCGTCTCTGAGTGTTTCTCCACTTATAAATTTACCTGAAATAGTCTTGACAAACAAAATGTTGGATGTAGAATATGTACCATTAGATTCACCTTCCACAACCCCATATGCGCCACTATCCAGACCATAAACGTATTTGCCTTCACTAAAAGATCCATCTGGTGGAGTTGAATTTAGAAGAAGTTTTGTAAAAAATTGTGGATCAAAATATGACAATCCAAAAATAGTATTATAGGAACTAGTTCCTTGAGGCAAACGTCCTTTTGAAATAACAATATCCGAATCATCATCAAATCCAGCACCTCTAGATTCTAGATAAAAGTTATTTGGTTTTACTTTACCAATAACAGGAGTAAATGTTTCTCCGTAATCAACAATAGTTCCAAATTTGACATCATTAGATAGATCAGATACAGAAAGATATAGTTGTCTTCTGTAACTACTGTCCCCTGCATCATAGTCAGTTAGGAGAAGTTCTACTTCACTTTTGTCACCAAATACTGTTACTTCAAAAAACTGAACTCCTGATGAACTATTAATTTCTGGACGATTAATTATTGAGTATGATAATGTTTGTACACTACTTGTAGATACAACTGCTCCTTGGGCGTCTCTGGTTCTAATAAAATGTAAATCTTTAAATGTAGTTTGGAACGTACTATCGGTAATAGTAGATAAAGTATTTGTGGTACTAGAAATTTCGATTGTTAAAGTTTTAATACCAATATTAGAATCAAATATTAATCCTCTTCTACTAACTGTCTGTTTTAAGCTAGTGCTATCTTCAGTATTGTTTAAACCGATAGAACCATCATTAAAAGTAGAATATACAAATACTTCTGGGTATGCTGTTAAATCAGATCCTTCCTTGTTTAAAGGAACACTGCCATACACATTAGTAATATTCAGTGATGGTAGTCCTCTACTCTTTAAAGTTACATTATCACTTGCAAGATTTTCTCTAGCTTTATTAATTTCTAAGTACTTAGTTTCTTTATTGACAATCTCATATCCTTTAATGTACGCTTTACCAGGACCTACACTAGCAATCATTTTGCGATATGCATCGCCAGCATTCAATCCGTTAAATGATCCATCATCTGAAATTGCATAGAGTCCTCTATTACCATCTCTCTGTGCGTATTCTCTAACATCAACAGAGAAGTTGTCAACTACATAATCTCCACTCTCATCAAAAGTTCTTCTTGCTAGAGTTTGCTCTAGTAAATTATAATCTGTTGGTTTTACTCTTCTTTGTACTGCTCCTTTTACAACAGTAATAAGTTGTATGAAATTTTTATCTGCAATTGCATCAATTTCAAATTCTTTTAAGTTTAATTCAATTTTAAGTCTATTTGCACCAGGAGCAGTATAGTTAGATGATCCAATTGCATTATCATATAAAGAAGAATCTTCTTCGGGTGTTACAATTTTTTCTGTAATTGTAAATCCAACTTTAGCAGTTGGCTTATCGTAATACTCTTCAATTACTAAAAGTTCTTCTTTGTTGCGAACAAAAAATCCATTTATGAAGTAAATTCCTTCTTCTACTTTAATAGCAGAACCATATCCCATTGCGGGACTTTCTAGTGAAGTTACTTCCCCAGTATCAGGATTAGTTACATTGATGCTAGTTGGTAGAACACTTCCGTCAGTTCCTACAACCAATAATGGTGTATTAACACCATCAACTACTTCTAATGTTTCTCCCTGTCTGAATGAGAGTTCTGTGCTGGAGTTACCACTGTTAATATAATTGACAAATACAGTATCAGCAGAAGATTCTGTAGACAACTTTGTGGACAAAACTATAGCGTCAACACCAGAAGAAAGACCTCGTAATGTTTGACCTACTAATTGAGTAATATCATATTTTTTATATACGATATTATTGTCTTCATTAACAGCAACTTCTGATACAGAAGATAGCTTTACATAGTCTAATTTTGTATTAAGACCTACTTCTCCAGGAATTACTAAATCTCCCTGTTTAAAGGCAAACTTACCAAACGATTCAACTTGACTTTGAAGAATCGATTGGAGTTGTGTTAGTTCTCTTCCCTGAATGGAATACCCAGGACGGAAGAGAATCTTATAAAAATTCTTGCTTGCGTCAAAGTCCTCGTAATAAGGAGAAACGTTTAAGTTAGTCTGCTGTGGCATCGTACTCCGCCAATAATACTATGGTCTTCCTCATATTATTTAGTAGACATAAAAAAAATCCCCCCATTGCTGGAGGGATTAATCTTGTAAATTGAAATCAGAATTCGATGACTAGTTTGATATCTTCAATCTGGTCGGGAGCACGAGTAATTAGACGACGGTTCTCTACATAGATTACATCACCAGAATTGTTCTTAATCTCTGAGGGAGAGAGACCAGAAGTAAACGTATGACCTAGTAATGGAAGAACTGCACCGCCAGTATTGTAAGCAGTGTCAACTACACCAGCAGCAGAAGACTGACCTCCTGAAACTGCGTTAGAACCATTGCTCTCAAAATCTCTTACAATACCTTGATCGGTATGTGCGTCATTAGTTTGAATATACTTAAGAACACCCGAAGTAGTCGAACCACTATCAAGAACCCAAGAAACTACGGTTCCATATGCAGTACCACCAGTTACAGTCTGAGTGATTCTTTCGTCTGGAACATAATCTCCAGATCCACCATTGAGATTAACTTTAATTGCTTTTAGACCAGAATAAGTAGATTCTGTTGCAGCAGCATTTGTAGCAGTTAGAAGAGGATCTTTAATAATACCAATGCGACGGAAGTCATTATCGACAGGGAAGTCACCAGAACCTTCTGCATATGTAAGGCGAATGTTAGTCATTACACGCTTACCATTGAGTTCTAGCTCCATATCGGAACCGTGACCGCCTTGTGGGGGAAGAACTATTTCAATAGCACCAGTGGCATTAGCGGGAGTTGCAACTGCAGATGTTAATGCACTATCAGAGAAGAGGTTGCCATTTCCTAGGAGGACATTAGCATAACTATAACCTGATCCACGAGACCAGACGCTAGCAGCAGTAATTGCACCGCCACTAATTGTTAGTTCTACAACACCACCAGTTCCGTCACCTTTAACACTAGTATAAACAGTTCCGTCTGTAAAGTTTGATCCTGCATCTTCAATAACAGCAACATCAAGTGATCCATCAACTACAAGAGCTTCTACTGCTTGACGAGTAGATTCTGATGCCAATACAATAGGCATAAAGTCCGAAGACAAGAATTTAAGAACATCATCAGTTGGAATAGTATATACGTACTTCCAAATATAAAGACCTCCGGTGGTCTCTGTGTAGATGCCTGTAGATGAATTATAGTTACCACCAGAAGTAGATGGTTCTTCAGATGCATTTACGCCATTTGGATTTGCAGGAGACTGACCGTTGTATAGACATTTGAATACTTCATAGTTTGTATTCATTACATAGAACTTAGCATCTGCAATTGCAGAAACATTAGTTGCAGTTTGCTTACCAACTTGACCTCCACCTGCTGGAGTAGCAGAGTAATCAGGTTTCCACATATCAAAGAATGGGTTCGCAACAACGTCCCAGTTGTAACGACGAATAACCGTTCTTGCTAGATCGGTTGTAATACGTTTGGCAGCGATAATTTCATCATAGAGAGACATTTTCTCTCTTTGGTTGTCGAGAGGAAGAGGTGGAATGTCCTCAGTACCGTAGCGATAAACACCAGTAGTTGCTGTAGCTAATGTTGTATTAGAACCGCCATCTGCAGTTTCTAATAAAGTGCTGCCAGTTGGTGGAACAGAATTAATACCGTTACTACCAAAAACGTCGGTCAGAAGAAGGGCACCATCATAAACAGCAGAAACAGTAGCACGGAAAGCAGTGGAACCATATGTTCCAACAAACACTTCATTTCCGACAGTAAAATTAGTTGAAGACTTTGAATATACTTCTAAGTACGCCTTCCATGGTTGTGGACGACCAACGAAAAAGTACATGTTCGTACTAGGAGTTTCCGATAGCGATTCCAGGAATTGCTTCGCATTAAAAATTCTAAACTTATCAGATATAATAGCAGCCATTAGTTTGTTCCGACGTAGTGTTTGTGCCTGTGTTATTTATATTTATACCGTTATTTATTAATTTGAAAACGGAATCAACTCATCTCCGCTAACAATAGAGTTTGGACCTCTAGTTAAAGTGCAACCTTCAAAACTATTTGTGGTTTTACTTGTGTATTCAATGACAGATCCAGATGAGGTAAATAGGAATCCGGAACTTGGGAATGATGTTGTATCTTGTACAATAATTGCTCCGCCAATAGTTCCCACAGAAGAACTAATAGCAACTGGGTTTTGAATAGATGGTGGTAGTATATTGAATTTTTCTCCTCCTAGTGTGTATTGAGACTCTCCTCTTTCGATAAAATCTCTGATGGATAATGAAGGGAAATAGAACTCAACATCAGCAAGTGTATAACCAGATACATTTGCAGTACCATCATCAAACAATCCATCAAAATGTTTTAATACATAACCAACATTAGTTTTCTTATAGTTTCCAACATATTGATTAAATGTACTGAAAATGGAATTTTTAACAAATATAGTATTTCCGTTACGTTGAACTACGCCATAATCATCCAAAAGATCTACCATTCCATTCAATCTAGTTTTAATTGGATCATCAATAAATGCACTCTCTTCGTAACCATCAACAACACCTCCAGGTGGAGTAAAGATTAAAAATTCGGTGGATTCTTTTTTAATTACAAATTCACTATGTACTGTTTGTACTACAGATCGAACTGATGTCTCTTTTCGTGTAGTGTTGAATGAAAGAATACTTCCTGCAGGAGGTTCTAGTCTATATACAACTTTTGAAGAAATCTGACTAATTGATTGAACGTTTAGTTGTGGTTGAACTGCAGTTGTAATAACTCTGGTGGAAGTCTTAGGACTTACGTCTGGAGTAATAATCAATCTTTCAGTTTCTCTTTCTGTGAGACCTACTTCAGCACCACCTTTAACAGAAACAAGACTACTCTGAGACTCGATTGTGGAAACACCACCGTATGCAATAGATACTGGATCTGGGATCTGTCTAATATATGTTCCTGCAGACCAGAACTGAGCTGTGGTATTGTTTACTCCTCTCTTAACTTTAAGGAATCTATCACCAAACTTAAGGAAGTATCTGACAACCTCTTTTCCAACTAATAGATAACCAGTTGATTTGAATTTACTGGTGTCTGCAATATAAATGATGCTATCTGTTGGATCGGCATCTACTTGTAAATATGCTGCAATTTCATAGTAGTTGACATTAGATAACGCAGTGTTATTAATAACGTTACTTACAGAATTGGTAATTTCTCTATTAGAACTCTGTAGAGTTAGCGTTGACAGAGCATCAATATTAACAATGTAAGGAGTCTCAATATAAACATTAATTTCAGTAATTTCATGTTCTGTATCAATTAGTGCTGTGTCTCTTTCACTGGTAACAGTTGAAAGATGTTCCACCAATCCAGCATCTAGATCTTCTCCAGTTTCTTCAACTAATTGAATTTGAGCGTTAATTTGTCTATCTGTATCAACAGGACTATCGAAGAAAACAGAAGTAAACGAATTTACTCCAGAAACTTGACTTCCCAAAATATCAATAGTAGATATAGCTGTCATGCCAGCAGTGTCTACATATGGATTCATTTTAAGGTTAATTAGAGAAACACCAATTCCTCTTTCCTTTTTTAAATCATATCTTCGAGAAACTCGAACTAATGGTGCTTCAGTGTATCCAGTACCACCATCGATTAATTCTACACTAACAACTTGACCTTTGCTTACAAGAACAACTGCTTTTGCTCCACCACCGTTACCATTTTGAGGGACAAAATTTAATACAGGGGGTGTATAATATTGATATGCAGTTGGTTGAGTTAATGGATCATAGCTGCGTTGATTCCAATCGAGTCTTACAACAGAACCATTTTCGACAACAGCAACGACAGATAATCCTTCTCCTCTAGTAACACCACTATAAGTCTCTACTTCTACTGTACCAAATACAGAGTTTGTAGATCCTTTTTGTAATCTCTCTTCTCTTGTCCCTACAATTTGAGGTAATTTTTTGATTTTTCTGAATCTTGACTCACCTTCAACTCGAATAAAATCATTATCTGATAGACTTACAAAAGGATTTTTGTATGACTTTCTTATAATTGATCCTTTCCAATCATTTAAGTTATCTGAAAGTAGTAATCTTCCCTTATCATCAACATCATATGTTAGAGTAGATCCAGTAGATGCAAGTGGAACTGTGTAATTGACACTATATTGACCTTTAATTGAGAATACTACTGGTTCTCCTTGTAGTAACTCACACTTCATGCCGTATACATTTAAATTTAAAACATTTCCAGTAGCAACAATTTCGAGTACCTCTCCAATAATGTTTCTAGTTCCATTTGAATTAATTTGCCAAGCATGTAATGTATTGCCATTATATTTTCCAGCCCATAAACCTTCTACTAAAGTAGCGGCTCCTGATGTTGTTTGTAGCTCTACACTACTTTTTACGTAATATGTGTCTTGTGTAAAATCATAGATGTTTAAGATTTGACCGATTTCTCTTCCATAGAGATATCTGAT